TGACTGTTTAGCAGCTCTACCTTGACCTGCTATTCTGTAAGCTTGTTCTAAGGCATCACTCTTAGTTCTAGTATAACCGATAAGAGCAGCATCTTGACCTCTTGCATATGCAGTCTCTTTATTACGCCAGTTGTTTTTTTCTGTACCCCATTGGTACATAGCAGCATCATTTCTATGCTTAGCTGCATCTCTCGCTTCTTTGTTAGGATCTGTGCACACGGCAAAATTCGATAAAGGGTAATTGATTTGGACCGAAAGAAATTTCTCTTAAAAATTTAAAGCCCAAAAATCTGAGTAGTTTTAAGTGAACAGTGTTGCGCTTGTCAACTATGTTCCATAATAGTGGTTCTGTTCTACTCTTAACAAAACGTTTAGCACCTCTTGCAAATGCAATAGGGTATTCATATATAACAGGTGTACATAACATCCATATGCCTCCACCATATCCGACTCCAGCCATACCGGCAGTCTTGCCGTTAGGCATTGTAAAGTATACACATGATTCATCTTCAGAAACGTCATAACCATATTCTATAGGATCATATCCATGACCTTCTACAACTTCTCTAAAGTCATCTAGGCAGAGGTTGGAGACCACCTCTAAGGCAGCCTCCAATGTGATTGGACGGATTTCAATATTAGCCACGTCGGTAGTATTTGGGTGTATAATCACCTTCCCATGTTATTGAATGTAACGTGGCAGGTGCTGGGTGTGCTGATTTAATTCTAATATCTACATTCTCATTCTTTTCATAGACTGGTATAGTCTTTATCTTCTCTTCCAGATAAGGTGCATCAGATACATTATATTCATTTAGAATAGATGATTCATAAATTTCAGTATAATCTGCTTTACCTTCTCTAGTTAGAGTAGTTTCATATAAACCAATCTTACCAAAGTTTAATTTAAGTCTATGTACAATTAAAGATGAATTAACATCAGCCTTTCTACCTTGACCTTCAGGTTTAGTAACATATATCCTAGGTATATCTACTTGATAATCATAGAGATAACCTATATGTAATGGTGTACTATTTATAGGAGATATAACTGCTGTACCTGCAGCACTACTACCACCTCCACCAGTGAAAGTTACACTAGGTGTAGAATTATAATTAGATCCTCCATCAGTAATAGTTATATCAGTGACTGCTCCTCCTGATATTGTAGCTGTAGCTGTAGCAGTTATACCACTAGATGGGTTTGCTATTGTTACAGTTGGAGCTGAGGTATAACCACTTCCACCGTTAGTAATAGTTACACTTCTTACTTGTTCTGACCAATTTCCTGGTACTGTAAAGGTAGATCCGGCACTGGTCACAGTAGGCTTTGCATACCTACCTACTCTTGTTGAATCTGAATTAGTATCAATAAGAACTAAATCACCATTAGGTGAGGTCACACTAGACTGCCAAGTAAATTCACAACTGTTAGTACCATCTGTAAAGGTAGTTACTTTTGTACTAGAGTTATATACTCCACCATAAATAGTAGTCCAGTTATCTAGATGTATTAAATAGTTTTCATCATCTTGAGTAAGGCTAGCATCTTCTGATTCTTGAACTAACTGTAAAGTCTGTAAGAAGTCATCAGTATCTAAGAAAAAATAATTATCATCTACTATGAAATGATATTTAATAGGATTATTTAATTTCCATTTAAACCATGCAGCTTGTTTCCTTTCATTACCTATTTCAAAATACTTTAATCCATAGACTATATCTGTATCAGTTTTACTTATTAGAATTAATTGATTCTCTCTGGAGTTTGTCAATAGATCTATATCTTTTGGAAGTAAACTTGGTACAGTTATAGATGCTTCAGCAACTGTTGGTTCCTGTTCTCTAGCTACACCAGCCATCTGATTAAGACGACTATACTTTCCAGAGTTATCTAGATAAGCTAAAGTAGTACCTAATGATATAGGAGGTAATACCCTATTATAATTATAAGTGGCTACACTTCTAAGCTTAGCTGTATCTGGATCTAAAACAGTATCATCTGATGATAATAGAAACTGCTGATTATCACTGAATACAACCAGTCCAGCTGGTAGCTCTATCCCATCATATAAATCAGACGGGAATATTGATGAAGCTGTAATATCTATAGGATCTATAGCACTAACAGTTAGTGCTGTTTCAGCAAAGAAATCAGGTACTTCTAACTTACCAGCTTTAGATAATATAACATTAGATCCTGAAAGAAACACTAATCTATTACGGAAGAATAGTACTTTATTAATCTTCGAGGTACCATCAGCAAAAGTTGGAAGAGGATTTGTAGTAGCATCACCAACTAATCGATCTTCATAACTACCAGCTTTAACAAGGAAGTCTCCATCCGATTGTCTTTGTAAAACATGAGGCATCGTAGCTGTATTAAGACTCTTAACTATACCAGGTGCTGGACATTCTGCCCAACTACCAGGACCATCTTTACTATTCTCTCCGTTAAATTTTAAATAGTAATCATCTTCATCTGACATTCTAGCATTAGCTATCTTAACTAAATATCCATCCTTACATTGGTTAGGTAGGTTCTGTACATTATTAGTATCAGATGCTATTACTCTAGCTAAATCATTATCAACAGTTTCAACTTGGAATGCAGAAGATCTAGTTAAATAAATACCAGGACCAATTACAGTACCAGTGACACCTGATGGTAAGTTATCTATGATTCCTCCAATAATAGAGTCAGCTGAGACAGCTGTATCAGCATCGAAAGGAGTAGGGTCAGGTCTTACAGCACCAGCTAAACCAAACGATCCTGTTTTAACAGCTACTTCTTCATGCTTCACAACTCTAACTTTAATCGATACAGGACCTTGACCATTGTTAAAATTAACTTCTATTACATCACCAGTTTCCCAACCTTCACCACCATGTAATAGTTCTACTTGTCTTCTATAAGTACAAGCAAAATTATGATCAGAGTTTGTATAACCTCTGTTAGGTGCACCACCTTGTTGTCCTAGTAAAGTAATACGGAAAACTAAATTATTTTTACCAGTAGTTATAGTACTACCACCAGAATTTTTAATATTAACTGTGGACAAGACTGATACTGTTTGACTACTATTACCAGTACCTGATAGACTTATTACAGACTCACTTTCCTTTGCAATACCACGTTGCATTACATCATCATATGAGCTACCAAGTTGAATAGAATTAGTTAAGGATCTATGATCTCCACAAAACGCATAGTAAACAGTATTGTTACTTAAGCCTCCGATGGCAGTACCTCCGTTGGTTTCGTAATATATTGAATCACCACTTTTAACAGTGTGTGCATTTATATCTATTTCATTATTACTAGTATCTACTGAGCCTGTACTTATAGTATACTGAGTACCTTTTTCTGCATAGTACTGGTCAGAACCAGCTGTTACAGCAAATACCTGTGTGCCTATAGCAGCACAGTGACCTGTACCAGCTCTTTCATTTAAATTATCAGATACTACTTCTACTCTAGTAGCAGTTTTTATAGTAGTAGTAGTTTCTGTATCATAAATATTGAATGCATACTGTCTACCGTTCTCTGTTCTTTGTAGTTCAATGAATGCATAATGTGTATCAGAAGCTGTATCAGTTGTACCTGTAGTAGTTATAACTTTACTTCTATTGTTTAGGTAAGTAGTATCATTAATAGTTAATGCTTGTATATCTTCTGTTTGACTTACACCATTAACAGTACTAGGAGTTAAGTAATTAGTGATAGATGTATGATCAGAGTTACCTCCACTATACGCACTGTTATCTGTATGATACCATACATTCTTTTCATCTCCAGTCTTACAGCTCCACATCCTTACTCTACCATCAGCTGCGATTTGTCCTATATAAGATCCTTCAGAGGCATCACGGTAATAATGAAACCATGAACCTCCACTCTGTACATTAGTCAATGCACCACTGGCTTGATCAGGATTTATTATCCTTTTAGAACCTGGTCTCTTATATAAACCCCACACTAAATCAGGGATAGCATTCTGTACATCCCTAACTTGACCTGGTAGTTTCAATTGATCTGGCTGTTCTGATATGCCTCCTGCATAACTCGGTATAGTTTGTGCTATTCCTGTCATCAGCGTACTAACGTCCTCCAAGGTTGATAAGTAGTATAGGATGTATCTTCAGGGAAACCAAACATAGAATGATTACCTTGATTACAGTCATACTCTATACATGTAGCTCTAGCAAATGCTTCTTGTGTTGCTAATAGTTTAGCTAACTGTGGATTACCTACAAGCTGA